TTGAAGCTCCTATTCAAAATTATATCTTTTTTTTAAAAACAATTTTCGACGAGTTGTTTTCGTCAATCATTATAGAAATAAGAGCAACTTCTTTCATATCATTATAATCGTTAAACTGATTTATATTGGACGATCCCCAATTAGATCGATAAACCTTATCAATTATATCTTCTTCGGTTGATAAATTGGTATAACAACCCAACATGTTTAAATCTCTCCGTGAGGATTATTAATCTTTGACGCCTCAATCCGTTCAAATTGCCTCGGTGGATTTGCTGATACCGTGTCTAAGTTCAGTTTTTTAAGCGTGTTGATTCGTTTCCGAATTTCAGGAATCGACCTTTTAAGAATTTCCTTGTGATCCAATAACGGATTCTTCCCTTCGACTTGTTCAACCACCGACATAACTGCGTCTTTATGATCCCTAAACTCCGGGTAAAGATTGTAGAATTTTTTATTGGTATCCATCAGGGCAGCATGGTTAGCCATCATATTCCCTATTAACTCTGGAATGCCTAAATAGGCTCTTTCAACAGCCGCAAGAATGATCTCTTCTTTTTCTTCCGCTGTAATCATAACTTTGTCACTCCCTATGCTCTAAGTCCAATCGGATGTCTTTCCCTGTCGAAAAGAAACGCATTTCTCTTTAGATTTAATGCCTTTGCCTCGAAATTAGGACTTATTGTCTTGCCAAATTTAGGGGCAATAAGAACGGCCAAGTTCCATGACAGCGCCAATGTCCACTCTACAGGAAATTCCACGTCATTATCGACATCATCTATATCTTGCACTGGCAATCTGGCCGTGAATTTGATATACTTCTGAACATCATCACATGCGGGATAAACATACAGGATACCGTCGGTAAGCGTCGGATGGTAATATATCAGTTCAGCAGTTCCCTCGGCTTCCTTGTTTTCTATTGCCAGGTATTGATTCCGATGTTTAATGTCGAGAGGATATTCATAACATCCATCATCCGAATCAGCGACATTTTCGTGTCTGAGCCTTGCTTCGGTAATTCTTAACGGACGCTGAAGTTTTGTGGTGTATGTATAAACATGGTTATCCTCTGAAACATCACCAGTAAGAACAGCCGTCAGGGTAATCACATTGGCAGCAGGATCTCCGTTTACNGTNGTCCATTGCAACGTATTTTCATNGTCATCATCGTCAATTTCGATGCCGATATAATCCCCGTCTAAAANACCATCNTCATCATCAACAGTAATCGTCGAATCACCGGAAGACGCTGCGGTTGNAATTTCTGTCTTCACCCATAAGGACGTACAATGATCCCCCGTAGGGCCAATATCGTATGAATTGNCCCCATATTCGAGGAATAGGGCTGCTTCCACTTTTTTCCACAGCCCAAAACCGTTTGTATGCCATTCCTTGATCATCATCTCAAACGTTCTGAGACAGGAATTTTCATGGTCTTCAACACTATCACCGCCGGTAGCATAAACACCAATCAGTTCTAACGCTTCTTGAATGATATCTTCCGCGGTACAACTGTAATCATATGAACCGGATGTTGCCATAATGATTAATCCTCCGACGTTCCGCCAAATCCGTATTTTTCTATATGCTCTCGGGTTTGTTTGTCACCCCTGCTTTTCATCTTGATAAATTCTTCCTCGGTCGCTTCGCCAAGCAACTGATACGGATACACCTTGATAGTCCCCCGTAATTTGCGAGNTTTCCCCGGAACCTGCTTGAATTGCTGGTATGTGGCATTATCGGCACACACCTTAAACCTTTCAGGGATGATCACCTCNANATTTCGTTGGATCACCAGGGTTTCGCCATTAACAGACAATTCAACATCATCAGTATCGTTNGGGGATGATTTTTCCAAAAACTGAACCCGATAATATTTGTTCGGCGCTTTTACCTGTACTTCTACTTCATCTGTATTGGGCTTCTTGGGTTTTGGGTTTTCCACGTGAAACTCTCCTTTTCAAAAAGATTTGACTCTCTGTTGAAGTTCTAACTGCTTTCTTTAATTGTCATAACAACCGGCCTCGAATGCGATCAGTTCATCGTTGACGTTGACCGTGGTGTTTGCAATCTTGAAGCCTTCTTTCGTAACTTCCCCGGCAATCATGGGTTTAAAATCAAACTTACCGCTAATGTATTGAACCTCTCCGGAAACTACGGGGTGACTGAGCGTAACTTCGTTACTGGATTCACCCTGGGAAGCTGTTAGCGCCACAATACTGTACATCCTGCCATCAATGCAAATTGTGGAGCCTTCGCCAATATAGGTTCCGTTCACATCCTCGTTGAAATGGCCGGTATAAGCAACGGCGGTATCGAGGGTCCAACTCACAATATCAACGGCCACAGCATCGCCTAAACCATGGGGGGAATTGCCTGAGTAGTAGCGATAGTCAACCTTGTCAGGCTTCAGATAAACGCCCTCGCCATAGGTTACGGTTCCCGCCATGGTGGGTGTGAGGGTATCGCCACCGTAGTACGGCAAAAGACCGGTCCCTATGGTCAGTGCTGCAGCCGTCTGGGCTGCAGCGGTCAACTGAAAACCTTCCACCGCTTCAGTGGATCGCATCATGTTGATATTCCAATCCAGCATGATTCGAGCTGTCCCTTCCAAATTCCAAATTCTCACAAAATCAGGAACAAAACCGATGCATAGATACACAGTCGCACCGGTACCGTTAAATACTCCGCCTATTCTTCTCATGACTTATCTCCTTTACTGTCTGTTTAAGTTGTCATTTATGTTACTTAAGTCTTAAGCCAGTAAGCTCTTTAGCTCGGGCTTGCACTTGCACCACACTCTAAACGTGCAATCCAGTTGTGGTTCAGGATCGCCGCGGTCTGATAGGTTTTCCACGCTACGTATCCTAACTGAGCCAGTGGATCGCTCTTTGTCGGCTTGTTCGGGTTAATCACGTATGGAACAACAGATTCAAACCCTTGTAAGGGAACAAGTCCGTAGGCGTCTCTGGCAACGAACAGCAACGGATAAACGTCACATGGCGCAGCAACCGAAACTACTATACCGCCGGAAAGATAGGTGGTCCCTGAAGCTCCAGCAACCTCCCAGGGTTCAAACATCGCGCTTAGAATGATCCTGAATTCTTCCAGGGTTCCAACTTCGCCCGGAAGCGCCTTTGTGGAATCCGAGTACTCAGCAACCGAATTAAAACCGGGTACATCTCTCAGATCGGCTTTGAGGTCGGTATGTCCCATGCAGAAGTAGCCGGGTTCGACGGGCTGAGTGGCAACCTTATCCGTCGCACGAATAATGCTGCTGATCTCCCGTGCCTTGTGATTTTTGAAGTACCTGAAAATCTTTCGGAAATCCCCTCGGGTGGGCGGACTATTGACAGTCGCCCTGGTAGCTGCACCATCGGCATAGAATACGTTTGTTCCGGCCTTGATTACTGCGATCCGCAGTTCTTCGACGGTTTCAGCGGCCTGCTCACCGCACAAAAGCATGGATTCATTCAAAATGGGATCTTCATGCGTGTCCTGGATAACGTCCGTGATCTCGATTAAATCGCCGTACTGTTCGAGTGTGGCGTTCACGTCCGTATAGGTCAGGCGCTTGCCTTTGGGAGTAATTCCCTCGGCCAGCGGTGCCGAAGCCCTTGCCAATGAGTTGTACCGGCGCCATTTAACGGTTTTGGTCTGGTTCTTGCGCAGCGGATCTCTTTGTCCGAAACGCTCAACGACCATGAGATGTTGGCCCCTCTTTAAGAGGCGTTTCATCGCTTTCCCGGCGGTTCTTGGAGAAATATCTCCGTAAGTGTTTGTGTTCATAGTCCTAAGTCTCCTTTCTCTCTGGTTAAAAAAATGTCGAGTCTCTCAGGACTTCTGAACGAATGTTTACAAAAAAAAAGCCCGGATTATTGCGAATAGTAAAAAACACTATTGCCTTTGTATCCGGGCTTCTATGAGCCTCTATTTATTAATGTTTGTGTGAGGTTTGTACTATTTCACCTGGAAACCTCACGACCAGGTACGGGCGGACCCCTTACCATTATGGTATTTTCATCATACGATACATTTTGCCGCACCTTTCGCAATGGAATTCGATTTTACCACCTTCTCCTAAATTGCCAACCGCCAATTTTCGATTGCATTTCTTGGTAATCTTGCGACCATATCTATAGTATGTGATGATGTTTTGGCACCGAATCTCTTTTAGAGGATCGACTTCAATAATTGGGTCATCATATTTTTGACTGATCATCGCTTTTTCGCTAATCATCTTCATCGTCTTCCTCAAATGCCGCTTTTGCATCGTCCTTGTCAAACGAATCTTTGCCCTTTGATGGTACCGACTTCCCCCGCATGGAGTCTTTATGAATGTCAACATGGCGCTTTTTTTCGGTTTTCATCTTGCTGTCGTAATCTTTGACTTTCTTCTTGCCGATAGACTTCTTGTAATAGTCCAGAATTAAAATACCATCCTCGGGGGTTTCCATATTTTTCGCCAAGCGTAGAAGTGGNGTTTCCTGTGCATTCAACCACTCATTGAATTCAGGGGTATCGTTGAGCTTCATGACGTCTGGATGCGCCTCTTTGATTGGCCCCCAAAACTTNTCATCTTCCCGATCTTTCTTGTCCTCATACAGGGGAACAATATCTTTAGGCTGCAATAGCTGGCCGGTTTCTAAGAGTTTTAAAACAGTTTTCTTAGTCATAAGCGTACTTACATACGTTATTGCTGCAAAATCTTCGGGATAATCCTCCTTATATTCCTTCAGATTTATGGAATGACCGCCGACATCAATCTCTTTTTCCGGTAGATCCTTATCCGTTAGGTTAATGACAGAGAAATCAAAATCAGCCGTTTGCTTTGGTGGTTCTTTTGGAGCTGGAGCCGGTTCTTCCTTTGCAGGCGGCGCCTCCTGTACCTGCGGTTTGACTTCAGTCTTTTTCGGTTCAGGTTGATTCAGCCTTTCGGCCAGTTTCTCTGGAAATTCTTCTTTATCATCGTCAGTATCCTGAGCCTCTGGTTTCGTCTTGGACTTAACAGGGGGACTATCCTTACCCTCTTTCGTCTTGGACTTAACAGGGGGATCAGCCTTACTCTCGTCGTTACCGTCATCCGAACCGTCCGAATCGTCGTCATCTTCCAGGAAAGAATTCAGTGCAGCATCGAAAGATGTATCCGAATCCTGGTCTTGCTCTGCGATTTGTTCTTCTTTATTTTCTGCATCGTCTGGCATTGTGTTTTTCCTTTAATCTTCTTTTGCATAGGCTATTGTGGCAAAAGGTTTAAGATATTTTTCGCCAAGCGTAGAAGTGGCGTTTCCTGTGCATTCAACCACTCATTGAATTCAGGGGTATCGTTGAGCTTCATGACGTCTGGATGTGCTTCTTTGATTGGCTCCCAAAACTTACCATTTTCCCGCTCTTGCTTATCCTGATACAGAGAGACAATATCTTTAAGCTGCACTATCATACCGGCCTCTATGAGTTGTTGATTCAGCCTTTCGGCCAGTTTCTCTGGAAACTCTTCTTTATTTTCTGTATCGTCTGGCATTGTGTTTTTCCTTTAATCTTCTTTTTAAATAAATCANTCCCGGCATTACCGAGANGGATAGCATTTACC